AGTATTCTTCTTGGTTTATTTCTTCGTATGGAGCGGCTTCATATATGTGTGCGTCATCTGCCTTGGGAAGAAAGCTTACCCCACTCACTATGTCAAAGTTTTCCCAACACCATGAGCCAACAGCAAACCATTCATCTTCTGCGACGTAGATTGTAACACTTGGCTTGTGTTCGCACCAGTGTATTGCAAATTTCTTCCATATTTCTAAATGCTCTATGGCTCCAACCTTATCTTTCGTGATTGACTTAGCTGGTGCTTTCATAGGGAACTCAAAAACTAAAGCGTCCTTATTGTATGGGTCAACCGTGTAAGATACCCCAGCTTCAATCAAGGCTGTGTTCAGTGGGTCTTTTATATCCTGTCTTACCCTCCTGATGTAATGCTTGGAGTAGGACGGGTGAAGGCCAGAGCCAGCAACACCAGACAACTGAGAAACAGTCCCAGATGGTTTGATACAGGTCACGGCTACAGACTGATTAACCTTTAACTTTTTAGCCCATAACTTATTTGTTTCTACAGCGTGTAGCTTCATGTCTTCTAGTTGCGCGGGGGTTGCGTTAAGTATAACCGGGCAATCAAACACTCCAGTAAAGCTTACGCCGAGAAGCCTTTCTTCCTCTGCGTTTCGCTTCCAAACGGGACGCACATATCTAAAGTCAGTAAGCATTGACTGGTAGGTTCCAAGGATTGTTGCCAATCTTATTTTTCTAAGAACCGAGTCTATAGTATCGGCGGGTCTAAGCACAACTTCTGATAAATTGCATAGACCACAACTTCGAAGTATCACCTCGCTGCAGGGATTGCAGCCAAACTCATGGTCTGTGTCTCTCCTTTCTGGGGCTAGATCTTTAGCTGCCTGTCGGTTAAATATACCCCTCTCTCCGCTCTTTGATTCGTAAAGAGCAACCCACTCCCTCATGAATATTCCCATGTCTGGCTTTTCTGTATAGCAAACAGAGTTATTAGACAGAGCTCGTTGTGGTTCTTCTATCCACCACTGCCCCATCTTAGCTCGTTGCATCCTCTCATCTGTCAGGTTGCTTAGGCTTAACTCTGCCGCTCTCCTTACACCACCTACAACCACAGCCTCCCCGTTAAAACACAGAAGGTCATGGCACTCTAGGCTGGTAAGCTTTCTTCCTTTCGCATTCTGAAAGATTCTAATGTACTGAACAAACAATCTCTTCAAGGGATCTGGGCCAGAGGCTCTCCCTCCAAAGGTTTTAAGTCGTGCACCAGAAGGACGTATCCTAGAGTAGTCAATCTTTGGGATCAGACCCTGATACAACAAGCTGATTAACTCCCGAAGGGCGCTTGCCCAACCTATCTTGCTGTCCCGTACGACGATGGTAGTGTCTGTGTCGTGGAAAGAATCTGATACATCAGGGAGCTTGCTTATGAACTGTCTCTCTACGCTAAAGCCAACCCCTGTCCCACAAAGAAGAACGTAAAGGTTCTCATCAAATGATCTAACATGGTCAATAGCAATAAAAGAACAGTTGTATCCAGCCATATTGTCCCTAGTTAGGGCTTGCCCCGCAGTCATTAGGGCTCTCATGCTTGGCATAATCTCCATGTCCAAGATGGCTTGCCTCACCTCATCAGGTAACGGCTTCTCCCAGAAGTCACAATACCTCTGAACTGTTTCGCCCCATGTCTCCCGCCTTCCTTCTGAGTCAAGATAACGAGCGTATCTGCTCTTGTGTATAAACCTTTGGTACTCATTCATTTTTTAAATCTCTCCCCAAGATTATTTTCGTTAGCCCAAATGGAGAAGTCGTAAAGATTCATTCCATATCTCCTATTGAACCATTCGTCCCAAGTTTCCTTCCCGTCCGGCAATCTCTCAAATCTTTTCTCCCATATAGATCGCGCGCCGTAGTATGCGATCTTCAATTGAATTTCATCCTCTTTCCAAGAGGGGGGATTAGTAGGAGCCACGGGTTAGGGAGAGATGGTTGAGGGAAGGGGATAACCACCCGTGACCCCTACTAGATAATTAGAAGGGTATGTTGTCGTCTTCTCGGCTTGTTTGTTCGTTTGAGCTTTTAGCTCTTGCGCCAAACTCAACCTTGGATGCAATGATATCGGAGGACATTCTCTCTACACCAGCCTTGTCTGTGTACTTGCCATATGAAATTCGACCCTCAATGAGAAGCTCCTGCCCTTTAACTAATCCAGCCCCTCCAACTCCAGTAGCTACCTTACCAAAAGCAACCACCTTGTGCCAGTCAGTTTTAATATTGTCTCCCCAACCAGAGTTGGTAGCCAAAGAAAGGTTCAGAACTGTTTCACCCTTCGCCGTCTCTCTTTCGATAGGGTCAGCCCCAAGCCGACCAACTAAAAACACTTTATTCAGATTCATATCTTCCTCACATTATATACCATTTAGGATCATACTTCTTCATCAGCTTCCACAACTTGAGAGCAGCCAAAAAACATTCCAAATTATATTCTGGATTGTCATGCTCCCATTCGTACACTCGACTACTGTTAACGTCGATGAACAAATTTATTAAAGTCCTGCCACTGTTACCGAGCCCGTGATCATAAGCCGCCAGTTGTACTCCGTGGTCAGGATAAATCATTTTCTTAATGTTAACTTCTTTATCGGGTTCAAGTGCCTTGGTCTTGAAGTCTACACAAAAACTCTCCGAATGTAAATCAACCATTCCACCATAGCCTTCACGGTGAGCGAAAGTTTTCTCTGGCACCCAAGTCTGCTTGCCGCATATTCTATCCAAAGCCTCTTTGACATTGTTACCAATCTCTACGAATCCTGCTGGGATCTTTTCTCCTTTAAATTTTTTCTCTAAGGCATCGTGAACCGTTGTTCCTCTATCCTGCGTATCTTGTTGGATGGCTCCGAAGATTCCTCTGGCTTCTTTCTCTCGCCTTATGAAATCAGGAGATCCATTCTTCTTAGCGTCGCATTCGGCGCAGCCCCCGGTATAGAGAGCTTCCATCAAGCCATTCTCTTTCCACCTGTGCAACATTGGTTTGTTAATCATGTCGCCCCAGACGGTAGAAACAGATGGAACAAGGTCATGCTTCCTAGCGTCACGCAACGTAGTGGAGCGTCCGTTTGTTATGTGGCGGGGGTTCCCGTCTTTGTCGTACCAGTGTCCCATTCTTTATATCCTATCAGCGACTTCGTTAGTCCACTTCCCACTATCGGGATCTGCCCATGAAGGAATGCCTCCATCTTTAGGGAAGTAATAGAGATAGCGTCCACAACCCCACTTGACAGCCGATCTTTTAAAGGCATCGCTAATCCCGCCTTTGTCCCCTTCTATTTTGGTGTCTCCAGCCCCGTCCTCCTTCGATATCCACTCGCCATCAAAACGAATGCTGAGGGTACAAACGATCCTGCCCATCACCTCTTTGTAAGAGTCTTGCCAGTTAAGAGGACCGACTACTTCATCGAGCCTGAACATTACATCACGAGCGTCAATGTAGTGCAGGGTTCCTCCACCATGCCCCTTGCGCGGCTTTACCCTGCTAAGAGCGAAGGGCTTTTTAATCTCCCTCATTGCGTGTTGATGTCGTAAAGAATTAACTTCTGGTTCATCCCTTTTCTGAGCCTCTTGCCAATCAAAGGCTTCTTCTGTTGCCTCTTCCGTCGGCCCCAACGCTTCAACCTCTCCCCTACTTCCACTGCCCATGCGTCACCTCTGGGACTTCCGCCCCTAGTTCGATTCCAGTTTGAATAGTCCTTTCCAAAAGCTCGGACATTTCCCCTACCGTCATACCTGAAGTTTCCTTCACCCTCGTTCTGGTTCCTCCTTGAAGGTTTAGAAAATCTTCAGTTCCAAAGGTTGATTCAACCATGATCTGCTTTATCTCTTGCTTTGAGTGTCCCGTCTTGTCTGCTATTGTGCCACACCACCCGTGGAACATATCGTTCTGCTCAAGGCTGCGATTCTTTTTGTATGGCTTGATTGTCATCTCAGCAATTATGTCATGGTGATCGTAATCTACAAGCCAATCAATTGCTCTAGCGGTTATGTCTGGATGACTGAGAACAAAGCGAATCCTTTCCATTAATTTATGTCCTTCTTCTCCAGAAGGGATACACTCTCAACCTTAGCTGAGAAACCAACCGGAGGGTTATCGCTGATGTTGTAGTTGGCTTCGTCAAAGGTGTCTCTCATCTCGTTCTCTATTATCTGTGTGGCAATTCTTACAAGGGTTTCATGTTCTTGAGCATCATCCACCATAAGCTTCACGATGGAAACAATTGTATAACTCCGTCGTTGATTGCCTTCTTGATTGTCATTAGCGTCCATCTAAATTGGTCCTCACGAGAGTAGTTTAGAGCATGACACTCCTGATGGCAAGGTCTGCACACAGGGATAGTAAAGACATCATCAACCTTTCGTCCCATCCCCGCACCTAATGCTTGAGAGCGAAGATGATGAGGCTCTGCTTCTGGAGCTCCGCAAGCTATGCAAGGATACTTCCTCACCCACTCTAGATAACCATTCTTACGTTTGCCCATACCCTTTAGTATACACGATGTACAGGGTGGTTGCAAACTTATTCGCAAGGTGTATAATGGACCCCTCATTAACAAAAAAGGGGTGAATATGCTCACATTTAGGGAAAAGAAAGAGATTCTTCAGACCCGTCTTCTTCGGGCCCAGTCTCTCACGACTGCCGAAAAGATGGTAGCCCTCTCTCTGCTTCATACGGTAGATGATAAGGGCTCTTGCAACGTGAGGATGAAAGAATTGATGGGGATGTCTGGCCTTTCCAAGAGCGGGGTATACCGGTCTTTGCGGGGGTTGGGAGAGAAGATTAGTTTGAACATTGGAAGGAAGGGTTGCGAGAACTGCTACTACTTTCAACAGTGGAGGCTCGTATGAGTGTAACGTGTGTGGTGTGTGGGGTAGAGGCTGACAACGAAATGCCTGACTGGTGCCAGTGGTGGTACAACCCATGGTTGCCTGATAGGGGCGAGTCATTGTTGAAGTCTGAGAATGAAGAGATTCAGATTGCCGTGGGTAATATCCGTGCGAGGAATGATCCTAATGAACAATGGTAACGGCAGGGAGCGCTTGGTGGTGGATGGTTTTTGGGGGGCGCTACCCCTCTACGTCATCAAGGATCATCGCCTCCGTGCCGGACACTTACGGGTCTTGACCGCGATATTAAGCTGTCCTTCTCCTCACTTCCCATCTAGGCAGGAGATCAGCACCCGTTGCGGGCACACCCCGCGATACTGTGGTAAAATGATTTGCGAAATGGTTGAGCTAGGCGTCTTAAAGCGCCGAACGAGAAGGGGTCATTCAAGCGTGTATGCGTTGGGTGGTATACACTACAGAGGTGCTCAGGGTAGTCACTACAGTAGTGCCCCATAAGAGAATATTAAAATAATTTTATTTATTAACTATAATGAGGGAGAGAAATGTCATTTCTAATTACGCCTGATCTTCAGAAGTTTATGGAAGCCGCTGACATGGAGGGGCATATATACAACCCTTCAGACTTCAAGGAAGAAACCCTTGAATGGATTGAGGGCAGAAACAAGAAAGCTGGGTGTTGGATACCGTGTCTGTATGAGAATGATTTAAGATTATTGCCCGGAACCTTGTCTATATGGGCTGGAGTCAATGGTCATGGTAAGTCAGCGCTGGTTCAGCAGTTTTGTTTATGGTGGGCATCTGGAAAATGCACAGACAAAGACGAGAAGATTTTATTCTGGTCACCAGAGATGGCGTTCAAGGTTCAAGTAGAGAGGATGATCAAGCAAGCACTAGGTGTTAGTGAACCAACCAGAAAAGCTGCTTTGTATGCAATGGAGTATTTTACTGGTAAGATCGCGATTTACGGAAAAGATGAACACGTTTCGTCCAGAGAGGTTATTGCATTATGTCGGTGGGCAGCAGCCAATGGCTTCACTCAGGTTGTCATTGATTCCTTGATGATGGTTGATCTCAACGCTAATCAAGAGAACCTTTACCTGACACAGAAGAAGTTTGTAAGGATGTTGAAACAGACAGCAAAGGCTACCAGCCTGCAGATTCATTTGGTTGCTCACATGAGGAAAGGAGAGTCAGAGCACAAGATGGGTGACAAGATGGACATAAAGGGCAGCAGTGAGATTGCAGACCTTGCAGATTATGCGTTTATTGTGTGGAAAAACGTAAAAAAGGCAGAAGAAATACAGAAGCAACCGGACAATGAGGATTGGCTTGCCAGACCTGATGGGCGCTTGCGTTGTGTGAAGAACAGATATGACCCAGCCCACCCATCATTACAGATTTGGTTCAGTGGTGGAGCGTTCTCTTTTAAAGCTTCACGAAGATCACCAACCCCAACGCTAATAGATAAAATTGAGTAGGAAAGTTTCTTGGCTGGAGGAGTTATTTAAGAAGCAACTTGAGGAGGCTGGCCTACTCTATGACGAAGAGGGTAAGCCAGCTTTCCAAGAAGAGTATAAATTCTTAAAGGACAGGAGGTTTCGTTTCGATTTCGCTTGGGTAGGAAAGATGGTTGCTGTGGAGATTGAAGGTGGGATATGGAATAAATCTAGGCATACCAATCCAGCAGGGTTTGAGAAAGATTGCGAGAAGTATAACCTTGCAACCAAAGCAGGGTGGATGGTGTTTCGCTTTGGCCCAACCCATGTGAAGAATGGAACAGCAATTGAATTCATTAAGGAGCTTATCTATGGCTAAACCAGAGAAGTTTGAGAAAGAGGGGTTAGAGGGTGTATGGAGGCCATTGGCGCGACACTCAACGGGAACTCTTGACATTTACGAGCTTGAAAAAACAAAAACCATTTTCATGGACGGGACTGAAGGCGGGGATACGATCTACGTCCACCACCTTGTGTCAAAAAAATTCACTAACAAAAACTTAGCGAAAGACTTTTTCTTAAAATTTAAAATAAATGCCCCCTAAAAAACTAACTGAAGACGAAGCCGAAGAGGTCAGGATTGATTTAAGGGATGGCAGTCCTATTTCTGGGATAGCAAAGGAGTGGAACATTAGTGTTAAGCTGATTCAGCAGATCAATGCTGGAGAACGTTACATTTTGGAGGGATATCATTACCCTGTTAGGGCTTTGAGGAAAAGAAATGACAGACTACGAGTGGCAGGAGATGATGAGGAGGACTGACACACCGTGTCGCCCATGCTCTCTTTATCATCACTGTTCTTTTAACAACATTGCTTGCAAAAGTTTTCGGCATTACCTCTCTACTGGCGAGGTAGAGGATAAGCTAGAAAGAAAACCAACAAGAAAAATATTCAAAGGTATTTCCAGTGAGAAGAATATCCAAAGAAAACTTTAAGTCTCTAAACCCTAAGTCATCAATGAGCCTACCATCTCCTCGACTACCTTGGCAAGACATGGCTATGGTTTTGTCAGGCGTGGATGATATAGTGTCCAAATATGCTAGGCTGAAGTATGCTGGTCAGCAAGGTTACTTCATGCCGGTTTTGTTTCATGTCTATAAACATGTGCTAGGCATTGGGTGGACTTTTCCAAACAAAGAGTTCCCCAAAAGACTAGCAGCGCTTGCGTTACGCGAGGCAGTCATGAGTGATATGTGTCCGCGATGCAACGGAAAAGGAGAGATCTCAACTGGTATGAAGATAATCGAATGCTTTAGCTGTGATGGTTCAGGACTTTTAAGGAGGACAGAAAAGTTTCGAGCAAACTTTATGCAGATGCATAGGAACTGGTGGAACAGACGTTGGAAGATGCGGTTCAACCGGGAAGTCATGTCTCTCTTCGACCTGTTCGAGAACGACATCGAGGTTGCGTTGAGGAAACGCCTCCGTTAAATCGGTTCCCTTTTTCACTTAAACCTATCACAAAAGGGGAAAGTGTGTGCACTTTATACCCCCAATATGGTATAATTGAATTAAGGATGGGGTGCTGCACCCAGCGTTTAGGCGGAGGAAAGGAGAGGTAATGATGTCGCTGCTTGATTACCTGACAAAACCCATCCCCCCAGCAGATGGGACGGAGTTCACGCTATACGAAATGAAACCAACAACGTATAGGGTAGAGCACGAGAAGGACGACAAAGGAAACGTAACAGTAAAGTATTTGGTGGTCGATCCAGAAGCGGATCAAGAAAAGCCTGAGACCTCAAGCTAGGGGTTAGTTCCAATTTGGAGTTAACTAGGCAGATGGTAGGCACAAAAAAAACCCCGCCGAAGCGGGGCAATAGGAGGATCGTTACTCCCTTATAGCGGTGATCACACTATCGGTGACCTTGACTACGCGGAAGCGAGAGTTAATCAACTCAACATAGTGGCAAGCCTCAATGTTAGCTGACCAACCTTCTTCAGTCTCTTTACCAACACCTGACCCGTCACCCTCACAGATACTAATGTGGACGGGCGACCCTCTCTTGGCGAAATGTTTACAGTAATACAACAGCGAGTCACGCGACTTCCACTTGCGTATCGTGTTGAGAACATTCGCTAGCGTAATAGAATCTGCCATGCCATACCTAATAGCTGAGGCAATAGCGGATTCATTACGATGCGGGGTCTTGTAGGTTGGATCATAGACCAAGTTGGTTACATCTCTAACCTTTAAGTAAAGAGTGGTATCTTCCTCAGCTAACCCGCCTCCAAAGTCTAGGTTGACTGTGTTTGGCTTCCACTCTACAACCTTGAATAACAAAGGTACATTGGAGGGTGTCATATTTCATGCCGCCCTCGCTAGTTCGAGCGCTTCATCCCATGCTCGTTCTTTCATTGCGGCGCCAGAACCAAAGAAGGATGAACTGAAACGTCCAGCCCTACCCTTGTCAGTACCCCAGTGATCGGCAACACCCATCACTGCGTTGACAGCGCCCCATGCGGTACCTTCTGCGGTAGGCATACGTTGTCCAAGTCCCGTGTTGTACACGGTAATGAACTTGTCTGCCCTTTTGATTACAGATTTTTTATCTTCTTCGTTATGCTCTATATCCATGAGCTCTTCGTAATTGTCGAACCTTATGTTGGATGCAACACGAATGAAGTAATCACGGATACCCTTGTCACCTATCGGAACAGTAGCGAGAAAGTTTGCATCCTCGCGGAACTCCTTGTGTGATTCCTCAACAAGAGTGAGTTGGTCATACACGGAGGAGGCTATGAACTCTTCTTTATGAGTAATCCTTAGAAGCTCCTCGTTATTTTGCAGAGCCTGTTGCAGGGTATTCCAACACACGACCCGAACCCTAGTGATGGACAGACAAGTCCTCAGACTAGAATCAAACGAGGTTGTGATCAGAACATAGTGACTTATCTTATCTTGATCAAAATGAATATGTTTGCCACATATAAATGTATCTCTTGTGGCACGAGCCAGAACGGTTATCTTCCGACCACCATGTAACGATATGATGGTTTCGGGAGAGAACCCTGCCTCCTTACACAGCTTGTCTGTGAACTCTAGTATGTCACCAATAGAATGCACCTTGTACTGATGTGATATTGACTTAGGGCTAAGAACGTCGCCAGTATCATTCCTAACAATAAGGAATTGATTTTTAGCTATGCGCTGTTTAGGTGCGTATCGGTACGCTAACCCAGATGTGACTGCCATCTCAGGCGACTTCGTCCTGATATCAGCAGGCCAATGATACTCGACAGGAACCACGGCTACGTCCCACGGCGCACCATCACAAGCCTTAGTCCACCACTGAGTGGGCGTATCGGTTGGGTCTAGCCCTCGACCTAGACCATGCCATGGAACCTTACCCTTTACATAAGCCATGGTCGCTTCACCTCTTGTCATATCTAACATATGCATTTGTACTTCTCCTGTTGAATGTTGAAGGTTAACTCCAAAATGGAACTAACCTAGTAGGCAATAACTTCTATTGCCATTTCATATGCCTCATCCCATTCCTTATTGGTCATGTGGCTTATGAATCTTATTGCGCCTCCTATGTCGCGCAAGTGTGAGCCTTGACGAAAATAACAATCGAAGATCATTTGTTGGTTATCAAGCAACCACCAAACCTTTTCAGCCACTATCGATGGGGTGCTCATTTAACTAGCGCCATCTTAGGCTCCAAGGATTCCTCGGATGGTTTATCTAACGTGTATGATGGGTTGCATAAGAAGCGAATAATCTTACGCTTAACGCTACTCATCTCGTCTTGGTTGTCGGGCCTTACAGTGTAAAGAGAAAGAAACAAGTCGGACACCTCTTCTCGTTCCAGACTGTTTACATACATCGTTACTAAGTTGCGACGAATGTCTTTATACATCGCTATGTTCTCCATGTTCGCGGTTAATGTAAGCGCCATAGTCTTTTGACCAGACCACAGCACGCTCTACCCATGCCGAAAGCAGGGATTCATTGGCAAGCAGGCGATCCTCTATAACATCGTGGATTAATTCGCTTGCGTGCATAAGCAAGACTGAAGGTGATTGGTTGATTGGTTTATTGTGAATGATGGTCATTAATGTAATCTCCCCGCTACGACAGGAACTGACTTATCCCAACAAGCGTAGCAATTAGCTTCGGAACATGAACTAGATTGACTTCCCTCAATCTCAACTGGGCAGACATAGCCAGAACCCTTGGTCTTAGTATAGGTGATGTGATGATTTACTTCACTGCTATGCTCACCCATATTGCACGGCGGCCCATCAACCATGTACCCAGACATCTGGACATTGAGGTTGGGTGGGAACTTCTTAAAGGCATCGAGGTATGATTTGACTATCCTCTTTTCCTTAGTCGGTAGCCAATGCTGGACATCCGGTGTTCGAACGGCAACGGTAACAATCATAATCAGATGCAAGAGACTCTGAATATCTCCGCTGTCATGCCAACGAAACGGTACACCCGGACCATGATAACGGTTTATCAGAGCGGTCATCGCTTCCATCCAGCGAGGATCATCTAACGACTTGAGCCTACGCTCCTGAGCCTTTTGGACTGACTCAAATAGGTAGTGCCCTGTTAATGCATAGCATTTCTTACAGACAGAACCAACAACCTTGTTTAGCTTGGCACCAACAATACATTTAATTGCTGGCAACCCATAGGAAAACTTGGGCATCTTGGTACAGTTGGATAGACCACCAACGATGGCCCACGCTTCTTTAATTAGCATCTTGTATCTCCTTGAGCCAATCCATTACCTCTTGGTCTGACTTGAAACGGGTACAGCTACCACAGTGCTGAACGTAGTACCCGTCGGGATGGTATACGCTGCCATAAGAATAACTCCTGACCCATCCTCGATTGCTGCAGTCTTCACAGATCATAATCATTTCTCCTGTTGAAAGGTTGTGGTAGATCGATCACAGTGCAAAGGAGGAATAACAAGGATGAACACTGTGACCGTAACGACGCTACCACGCGCCGCTCCAACACACCCCTGTTTGTTAGTGAGTTAACTCCACAATGGAACTAACGAACTCGTGTCACTTGAAAAGCAGGACGATCACTTATCTTAGCGTGTGATACGTCCGTCACCCAAATCTTACGAGTCGAGAACGTCTTCTCGTAAGCTTGGTTGCTGTTACCCGCACTGTACGCAGATGCACGAACAGAGTGATCAAGGAAGTGAAGATCATGCGACGCAATGTTTCTGCGCGGCACGATGACTGCCTTATCACCAACCTCCATCTGTGTGTACGGATACTTAGCGTTGCTTGATACTGGTGAAATCCAACGAACATCATTTAGATATATTTGCATTTTAGGATTGCTCCGTTTGTGAATGAGAGGTCTGACAGATGACAACCTTACAGGTTAACAAAGTCGAGCGGCCATCGAGGTTGCCTTGATCACGGATGCTGTCAGTCACCCGCATGAAAACCCGCTCTCTAGGAAGTGATACATCAGCTACTGTCCAGATGAGTAGCCACATAAAGAACAACAGTACGACGAGATCTAAATTCTTCCAACGCATAGAACTGCTCCTTAGTTGGTTTGAACTGGTTTGAACTGGTTTGGCGACTGTTGTAAGGAAATCCTATCATCATTCTTCTCTAGCGCTTGTTCGCATAGCTAGATGTTGGCATGGCTCAGACCACACCACACCAAACTATGCAGAACAAAGGGTAAGAATAGCGAATCGGGGGATTGGACACAAAAAAGAACCCCGCCCCTTACGGAGCGAGGCATGGGGTTAACTCCAACTTGGAACTAACTATTTAACTCGGTAGGCATAGCCAACTTGTCTGCTCGAAGACCGCTACAATTCTCGATCAAATCATTGTGATCATTGATTGCCTTCCGAATAACATCGCGGTATTGCATCACGGCCACGGCCAGCTTTTCTGTCGCGGCTGCCTTTGCTCTATCACCAACAGCGGTAGCAGTAGAGTTCGCCTTATAGTGGTCGATAGCATCACGCGCAGTATCGAATGTTTTAGTGATGTTGATCGCATTGCCCTCGCTATCCCATAACGTTATGGCATCTTTGCGAGGGGCGGTTGTGCCCTTACCCTTGTTAACAGCGTTCAAGTCGGCGCGTTTCTTATCACCCTTGCTACGGTTGAGGTCTTCAATGATCAACAATTCGCCCTTACTGTTAGTGCGAAACACGACGGCGAGGTTAGCATGGCCATGACCACAGTCCGTCTCTTTAACTTCGAAGTAGCGATGGGCTTCGTCTAACTCTTTACCCCAGTGCTGCACTTGGCCCAGTACCATCTTAGCGCGTTTGACGTGCGACTCAGTAATGTACTTAACGCCGCCAACTGTACCGAGGTCAAGAACGAATTGAGTTGCCTTGCCGCTGAACCCATAGCCACCTGATTGTTTAATGGCGAAGTCCCACGTTGGCTTTGTGAGGTCTGATCCCAGCTGAACTTGGAACACCTTAGTTGCATCATTAGAATGTGCATAGAGAGCGAACCCTTCTACCACTACTTCCCATGTCTTGACTGTTCCATTGACTAACTTGTTTTGTAGTTGTTGCTTTGTATTCATTTGATTGTTTCACCTTGTGCGGGTTAACTCCATTATGGAACTAACCCAAGTGTGCGGAATACTTAACCACACGTTGAAGAGTGCTCGCCCTATGCACTGCTCGAACAGACTTCATGCTGTTGCGCTATGCAATGGTGCGAACGATTTAATGATTGGGATCATACCGACCCCTCTCATGATTACCCCAACAATCCTTCAGTCAAAAGGTACCGGGTCTTGTCCACGAGGTCGAACCCAGCTTTTAGTGGAACGATCCACCCGCCCCCTTTCGCAGTGTCGTGACCCCTGTACACACACTTTCCATCCTTTTTAGGAGTCCCATGAAGCATTTTGATTTTGAGCATTTATATAGAGCTAAGGAGTCATACGGATCACACCTTTGCTTTGCTATAAAATTAGGCAGTATTTTATGGGTATTATCCATAGTGGCGTTTATCCATGCGGTATTTCCTTTTTTGTTTTCTAATTTCGTTGGGATTAAATTAGAGGATCTAGTGGAGGAAATGAACGATAGGCTACTAGGGTACAAGAAATAGTGAAACGTCGCTTAGAGAGCCTGTTTAAAGCCTTAGAGGGGCTGTTCAGGTGGAGGACTCATGGCTGATTGGATGGATCAGGGAATTGAGACTCTGAAAAGAACCTATGGCGATAACCTATTGGGGCTTGGAGATACTGCGCTATCAATGGGTTCCAGTTTTATTCATGGTGCCGCACAAGGGATGGGTGGATTACTCACTTTAGGAGCGACTGGCTCTGCTGATGCCGCCACGGACACCATACAAAACTACCAAGCTCCTTCTTGGCTTCCTGAGTACCACCCTCAGACTGCTACTGGGCAAATCGTTGTGGGTGGAATTGAAAAATTTTTTGTTGGTTATGACGAACAGGTAAAGCAATTTACAGATCTAATCGCTACTGGAGACGCTCCCCTTATTCCTAAAGCGCTTCAGGGGCCGGTTGGAGCTTCTTACCTATACGCTGGGTACATGGCCCTTCCGATGATGTTTGGAGTGGGGAGGACAACAGGCAAGCCATTGCCAGTGAGAGGGTATGATAAAACATCCGTTCAGAATGCTTTAAAGAATAGAGCGGAAAAGTATCTTGAGCCTTCATACATGTCTGAGGTGTTGAAGAAAGTTAACCCAAGAGAATGGAAGCGTTTAAGTGCTGCAGGGCTTTTGGAGTCCGAGCTAGCCACGATGAGTAATGCGATGCATTCAGCGGCTCTGGAAGTCCCTATAGTGAAGGACTTCGTATACAGGATTACTGGAGATAGTGGCGCGCTTGGTTACTTTAGACCCGCGCAGGGCGCAGCAAGAGATGGTCAATCATGGCACCCGTCAGGAAAGGGAATGGAATGGGCCGAGAGAAAGGTAGGTTCAAGCTCCGTTGAAAACCAGTTTAAAGATACGAGTTCAGATTATTATATCTACACGGCTAGAAATGAGAATATATCCGACAGATTTATAGACATTGATAGCAAGCTGAAAGGGTTTCGTGGTAGGAATTTTGAGCTAATCCCCTCCGGCACCCCCAAAGAAATGCGGGCCTTTGTGGACAATTTTACAAGGGAAGTGGACCCTATGACCGCCATCCAGTCTGGAGGTAAGATTGATCTGTATGGTGAGTTCCCCGCTGAGGGAAGAGGAATCATGATCTTCAAGGCTCCTAAAGGCATGACCCTAGATGATTTGAAAGGTAGTGACCAAAGTCTGGGTAGTCGTTTTTGGGAGGAGCAAAATTTAAATGTCGAAGGGCGACCAGAGGGGCAACAAGAGTTAACCGATTTTGAAAGAAACGCGCTAACTGACACAATCTCTCTTGAGACTGATTGGAGCCCGTGGGCGGATCCAAACGATAGTTCCATTAGTACACCCGATCAATTCACGACTAGAAGTGACTGGGTGAATTATGCGATAGCGAACAATGAAGTTAGAATGCTTGGGTCTTATAACGAGGGAAAGGTATACAAACCAGAAGGAGTATTTACCCGTGGTTATCCATCGTTTGAAAGCGCGGTTGAGGGGGGTCCACTTATAGGATTAAACCCCAAAGCAACGACCTTAGAGGAAGCCCCAATTGAAGGAATTGGCAAGATACCAAAGGATGATGAATTGGATCGTTTGGGGGATTTATTGGGGTTAAATTTTAATCGCGGAAATAAAAATAAAATAAAAGAAGTGTTGAAGACTGTCAAAAAGAAATGGAGAACTAAGAGAAGGGAAGGGAAAACAGTTGAGCATGAAGTTGATCATTTTAATGACTGGCTTCAATCTAGGCTGCTAGGCAAAGACCACCAACCAACAGACGTTGATGCTGGCATGGTTAAGGATTATTCGGGTAGGGAAAGATATATAGACCCGGAAAAAGAATTTGCCAGCTTATACGATAAAGATATAGTAGACCTCTCTGAGCTCATGCTTGATTCTTTTGAAAGATACAAGTGGAATAAAAATATTGCGAATGAGGCGTCGGAGTTAAATAAAGTTAAACACCCCACCTTGCATGAGTGGACTCCATCTTCTAAAACATGGGAAGAGTTGACTCATTATGAAAGACAGGCTATTACATCTAGGAGTAGTAAGAATGTTCTATGGAGCGCTTTAGAGCTTAAACCTAGATTGGAAGAGCTTGCTAGGTATGTGAGGGACACAGGCAAGAATTTGGATGATATAATTTTAGAAAGCGCTTCTCAAACAAAGCATCACGGCAAAGGGATTTCTGATATATCGGATGGACTAGCGTATATTTTTAATAGAGATCCAGATTTGCTTCCTTCCATTTCTAATCTTTTGGAAACTCCGCAAACGCAATACCCAAGTCAATTCGATTTCGATCTTTTTAAATCGGGTGCAGCCATGACTCCAGCAACAGAAGCGTTAAGCCCTATTCCTGAATGGCAGGGTCTTATCACTGCTGGTAAGTTGTCGGCAGCAGGAATGCAATAGTGCCCCTTCTTAGCCTTCCTACAGACGCTCCACTAACAGTTGGAGAAAGCCCAAGCCCTTTCGGTCTGGTAAACCGCCCCCCGAATAATGTATGGGGTGACATCCAAAGCGATGAACAGATTATTGCAGGGATGGATGCTGCAGATTCTTTTACGTTTGATGATTTATGGGGTGATCTTTTTGGAACAAGTGTGAATCCGCATATGCCTCCCGCTCTAGGGTTTCAGGGGGATGAGGGCGATCCACGGTTTGTTGAAGGTATGGGGTTTCCAGCGGTGGAAGGACATGCGTTGACTTCTGTTGGGGCTTACAATAATGACGGAACGTATAGCCCCCCTTACGGGAATACGGCATTAGTTGATGTTGAGGTAGGAAAATATCTTAGAGCCTTAATGGAACAGTATGAGGCAGAAACTGGGAAAAAGCTCAAGATAGAGAGCGCTTTCAGGAACCCATCGCATAATGAAGCTGTTGGCGGTGTTCCAGACTCAGGGCACCTTAAAGGGTTGTCTATTGACGTTAAAGACCCAGAGGCGCGAGAGTGGCTTGAAAAGAACGGAAGGAAGTATGGGTTTGAGTTAGCTGACTACGAAAAAAAAGATGGGACAAAAAATAAAAACCATTTCGATTTCGGCGGAAGATCCGTCATGGTCAAAGATTTTTTGGAGAGGCGTAGAAAAGAGCTTGCTAAAGCAAAAGGGCCATCGTCATATCAGCAATGGGATGAGTCTCCCATGGATGATTATCACATGACTCCAATGGAGCGGTATGAGTTTACTGCCAGCCCAGAGGAAAGAACCCAGTGGGGGTTGGGTGATATTGAGCATATGGCAACAATTAATCCTAATCCTCTCGTAAGAGACTCAAGGACTTTTCAATTTCCTTCATTAGAGTTTGATCCTGATTACAGGCAATCCATGTATACATGGGAGCCACCTTCTACAGCGACAGAAGAAGAAAGAGAAGCTTTCAGGAATTTAGCCACCATGCCTGAAGGCTCAATTACAAATTACATTCCTCGCGGCGGCGATCCATCAATAGTCAAAGGACTACCGGGATCAGGTTGGACAGAAGACACTATAGGAACAGAAGAAGACCCAGAGTGGGTGGAAAATAGACCTTGGGAGCATTGGGTAGGATCACGCTTCAATCAATCTAGTAATGTTTTGGGGCATTATAATCCCTATTCTCGCTGGGGGACTAATGAGGCTATTCCTATAGGAGAGGATACTCAGGGCACGCTTAGAAGAGCTCAGGCGGCATTGGGGATCCATTCTGGAGACGTGGATTCTAAGGTTAAGGGTGAAGACCCAGTTGCAGATCAAGATGCTGCAATCCAGTTTGAAGACCCGACCGGAACGGCTGACCCGCATGGCATTTACCATTATGCGACAGAAGGGTTGAAGAAGATGACGCCTCCACGCATGACTGCTGTTGTACGTCCACGCGCATATACCGCTGACGGGGTTTCACCTTCAGGAGTTCTTCAGCATGAAGCCTTGCATAGTGTATTTGATGATTTGGAAAATGCAGGAGTAAAAGGGTTTGGTGCAGAGGATAGTCCTCTTGCTCCATTCCACCGCAAAACGCTGTACTACGGACATGCAATTGGAGATCTAATAGTTGAGGAAGCTGCCGCTTATCTTACCGATTTTGAAAAAACAGGTGAGGAAAATGGTATGCGTACCTCTATGGCTCTAACCAGCTCTGTGAGAAAAGCTTATAGCGATTTTAAACAAGGAAAGATTACTGAGCTAGAGCTAAAGGAAACGCTTGCCAATGCTTTAAGTGTTTTTGATTTGAAGGAAGTTATAGAGGAAGCGGGGTTGAGCGGTTTAGAATACATGAGTCCAGAGTATTTAGCAAAGGTAAAAGAGTTAAGTTACAGTAAATTAAAAGAGTCTATTGGAGTAGACCCTTCGTCTCATCATCATGGTAAAGGATTTTTGAAGTCTGCAGACGTTGAGTACATGATGAAACAGGTTGAGAAAAAATTTGAAAACGTTGATTTTGCTGGG